AATGGTGGAGTTCAAACACCATCTTTTTATGCAACATTGTCAGCAAATCAATCTTATGGTTCTTCTGGTGGAGTAGTAAAAGTTGCTTTTGATACTGAACTTTGGGATACAGATAGTGCTTATGACAACTCATCAAATTATAGATTCACACCCCAAACTGCAGGAAAATATTTTGTTCATGGTGCAGTTTATACTGCAACTTTTACGACTGACAGTGTTGCAGGACAAACTGTTTATATTAAAAAAAATGGTAGTTATTATCAAGGTGTTACTGGTGAAATTGCATATAACAGTAATGAATTTAATGCAGTAGGTATTCCATTTGGTATTGCGGTAGATATGAATGGATCTAGTGATTACATAGAATGTTATGTACAAGTAACTTTTTCAAGTGGCACTTGTAATATTCAATATTCTAATAATGGTACACCATCTTTTTTTGGAGCATACAAATTAATAGGAGCATAATAAATGCTTGGTTTTAGTTCTATATCCGAGCTACCAATTTCAAGTAGCATATTTGATCCCAATGTTACAATTAATGTAACAGGAAGTCCTTTAACACTATCCATAGGAGCAGCTACAACTTTAGCAGGTTGCTCTTGTTAATGTAACAGGAAGNCCTTTAACATTAGCNACAAAAGATGTAATAATTAATGCTGCAGCTAATGTAACTGTTGCAGGAAGTGGACTAACTTTATCTGCAGGAAGTGTAGTAATCACTGCCGCTGCTAATGCAGTTGTAACTGGAAACCAATTGACGTTNAACACAGGAAGTGTTACATTGATTGGTAAAGCAAATGTAACGCCTGATGCTACTCCTTTGACTATAACTGTTAAAGATGCAACGGCAATAACATGGAGTGAAATAGATCCAAATACTAATAGTGTTTGGGTAGAAATAGACCCGATTTAATATGGCATCAACATTTTCAACAAATTCAAAACTAGAGATTATCACAACTGGTGAAAAAGCCGGTCTTTGGGGTAATATAACAAATACTAATTTACAGATACTAGAGCAATTATCTAGTGGTTATCTATCTTTAGATGTAGCCTCATCTGATCAAGCATTAGCATTAGATAATGGAGCAACATCTAATGGTAAAAATCTATATTTTAAATTAACTGGTATACTAGCAGCAAATAGAACTGTTACAATTCCTGATAGTTCAGAAAGAATTATGGTGTTTGAAGATGCTACCACAAGAGAAAGCTCTGCAACTATAAAAACATTAACAATTAAAACTGTATCAGGGACCGGGGTTACAGTGCCTCCTGGAGCAAAACTATTAGTATATTCAGATGCAACAAATGTTAATTTAGGTTTATTAAATAAAGGTTATCTTACAGTAAACTCTTCAACTGTAACTGCTCATACGGCAGTGGCAGGAGAACAAATTTTTGCAATTACAAACACTAACCCTATAACAATCACCCTACCATCAACNGCCGCTACNGGAGATGAAATAACAATCATAGATGGNGGTAACTTTTTTGCATCAAACAATCTTACAATAAATAGAAATAGTCACAAAATAAATGCAGGAACTTCTAACTTAGTTTTAAATGTTAATGGTCAAGCATCAACTCTTGTTTATGCTAATGTAACCGTTGGCTGGGTATTGAAGTCAACTAACCAATAGGAGTAATATTATGGCTCTTGTTGAGTTTCCTTTTGCTCCTGGAATAGACAAACAGGACACTACCGTTGGTGCAGAAAACAGATGGGTAGACTCCGATAATGTTAGGTTTAGATANGGCCTTCCTGAAAAAGTGGGTGGATGGTCTTCATTAGTTTCAGATTCAATAGTAGGTGTAGTTCGAAAACAACACTCTTTTGTTGATCTTGATGGTAATAGATATGTTGCCCTTGGAACAGATAAATTTTTACTTGTATATTTTGAAGGACAGCTTCATGATGTTACACCTTTAAAAGCTACATTAACTTCAGCAACAATTGCAACTGTTAATACTTCACCTACTTGCACAATAACAAAAGCCTCACATGGTTTAGCAGCAGGAGATATAATTTTATTAGACTCGGTAACTTTACCAGGAGGAACAGGTTTTTCTGCCTCTGATTTTGAAGATAAAGTTTTTCAAGTAATTACGGTCCCAACATCAGATACTTTTACTATAACACAATCCTCAAACGCTGGAGGAACGGTATCTACTGGAGGTAGTTTAAGTATAAAACCATACGAGCCGGTTGGACCATCAGCTCAATCATATGGCTATGGTTTTGGTATTGGTAATTTTGGTGGAACAGTATCTGGAGTTGCAACAACAACTTTAAATGGTGCTCTTAATGCAGACACTGCTGGTACAGGGGGATCTGGTACAGCAATAACTTTAACATCGGTTACAGGTTTTCCGACAGGAGGAGGGACAATCGCTGTTGGTAATGAGTTAATAACTTACACTGGGGTAAGTTCAAATGATTTAACTGGTATCACCAGAGGTACGAACGGCACAGCAACAATCGGTACATCAAATGGACAAGCTCATAGCAGTGGTGCCACAGTTACAAACGCTACAAACTTTTCTGGATTTGGTAGTGCAGTAAATGCATCGACTGTAATTTTGGAGCCAGGCCTTTGGAGTTTAGATAACTTTGGACAAGTGCTTGTAGCAAATATTGCAAACGGTAAAACATTTACATGGAACTCAGGAGCTTCAACACCTTTATTAAATAGAGCATCAACTACAACATCTGGTTTTGAAACATCCAATAATCCAACTGCATCTAGAGTTACTTTGATATCACCGACTACACGTCACTTAATACACTTTGGAACAGAGACAACTATTGGAACAACAACTACACAAGATGATATGTTCATTAGATTTTCTGACCAAGAAAATATAAATATATATTCTCCTTCTGCAACAAACTCAGCAGGAACACAAAGGCTACAAGATGGAACTAAAATAGTAGGTGCTTTAAAAGCAAAAGAAGTTATCTTGATATGGACTGATAATGCTTTGTATACCATGAAATTTATAGGTGCTCCATTTACATTTAGCTTTGAACAAGTGGGTACAAACTGTGGACTGATAGGTAAGAATGCAGTTGTAGAAATAGATGGTGCAGCTTTTTGGTTATCACCAAACGGATTCTTTCTATTTGATGGTACAGTTAAATCTCTACCATGTTCTGTAGAAGATTTTGTATTTACTAATTTTGATACAACAAAAGGACAACAAGTTGCTGCAGGATTAAATAATTTATTTACAGAAGTTGTTTGGTATTATCCATCATCAACAGCTACTTTTAACGATAAGTATGTTGTATATAATTACGGTGAATCTGCCTTGACTAAAGTACCAGGAGGTGTCTGGTATACAGGAACAGAAGCAAGAACAAGTTGGATGGATGCAACCATATACCCAACACCATACGCTACAAAATATGATAGCACGGCTAACGGAACTTTTCCTGCAGTTATAGGTCAAGATGGTTTAGGACAGACAAAATATTTTGAACACGAAACAGGGACCGATCAAGTTAATGAAGATGGTTCAACAACCACAGTAACATCGTTTATAAAGTCTTTTGATTTTGATATGCAACAAAGATCTTTTAAAGGACCATCAATAGCGGGTGAAGCATTTGTGGCTGTTAGAAGATTTATACCTGACTTTAAAGATTTACAAGGTAATTCAAAAATAAGCTTAGCAGTAAAAAGGTATCCACAACAATCTGATACTACTACAACATTAAGTCCTTTTACTGTAGACTCTACAACAGATAAAAAAGATACGAAGAGCTAGGAGGTCGTTTTGTAAATATTAAAATAGAAAACGATGCTGCTAGTGAGAAGTGGAGATTTGGAACACTAAGATTAGATATACAACCGGATGGTAGAAGATAATGTCTAAAATAAATATAAGAATACCAGAACCAAAAGAAGACTATGATGTATCAAACCAAAAACAAATTAACAGAGCTTTAACTATTATGAAGGATCAATTAAATTCTACNTTTTTAGATGAAGTAAAACAGGAGCAAGAGAGATTCTCTTGGTTTATAAGTGGCTAATATATACAAAAANGAANTAGTAGATCTAAGCACTACAGATAATACTACAGTATACACAACACCATCTGATTCTAGGGCCATAATTAAAAGTATAATAGTATCCGAGGACGCTGGATCAGGAACCACGATAACTTTTACCATAACAAATGCTGCTGCTGCAGTATTTAATTTATTTAAAGACAAAGCTATAGCCTCAAAAGCAACAACTGAGCTGTTAACTCACCCTTTAATTTTAGAAGAAAATGAGGTATTAAAGGCACAAGCAGCAGATGCAAATGAATTACATGTTATTGTATCAATATTGGAGATAAATAGAGACTAATGCCATTTATAGAAACAAAAGCTAAAAAAGAAATAAAAGAGATAAACGGTAAACCAACTGTGGTTCTTACACCAGAGTGCGAAGTTACCTTAAAAAATTTAAAAACTGGTAAAGAGTACATGTCAGATGCCGAAGCAGATTCTGATGTTAACAACCCAGGGACAGAAACTAAAAGAGAAGACATCTCTAGAAGTGTAAAATTAACCGTAGAGTCATTACCGATAGGAGGTGATTCAAAAATATAATTATGTCAATATTTAATGCACCAGGTTTTTACAATCAAGCAGACCAGGATATATATAATCAAGGTTTTAGTTTCATACCTCAAGAAC